ATGTCTGATTATCAAAAAACACCATTAGGTATAGAAGTTTTAAAAAACAGATCAATTCATCTAAATGTACGCCAGAGACGCTTACTTATTCTGATTGGTACACCAGATTTTGATATACTCACGCCACAATTCAAGCAACGAATTGCAGAACCTGAGGTACTAGACCAGCTTTATAATATGGGACTGATCAGTTTCGAAGGTCAGCAAAAAGAAAAACTCATATCAGCAGACCAATTTGAAATAGAAACAGCCCCGATAATATTAATAAGCAATGACAGGCAAAATGAAATTATATATTCAGAGCGGTCCACTTCTAACGCTAAAATAAATGTTGAGCTCTTAGGGCTTCTAGCTATAAAAGAGTTAATGACGAGTCTGTTAAAACAATATTGTGGCTTAATGGCCAAACAGCTTATTGATCGCATTCAGCAAGCACACCATATTGAACACTTAAAACTTTGTCAGATGCAATGGCTGACGTGTCTGCAAGAAAGCCGGCTTCCACCATCAGAGCTTAACCGCGCCATGCAACAGATTAATCAGTCTATAGAGTATTTAAGACAGCATTGAAAATGACTTATTAAATCAGTCATTTTTACAAGTCAAAGATGACTGATTACCCTATATTCATTTCTTAGTCCGTAATTTTAAAATATATTTACAGGCAATTTTTTAGTTTATTTTTTACTCTTACTTGCTGCTATCGAATAGCTCAAATTAGATTAACTCATGAAATAATACATCTAATATTTGTGAAAATAATAAATATGCCAATACCTTCTATGATCTTGCTTGAGTAAAGTATCAAGACATCTTCATACAACACAAAATGCTATGATAACTTTTTCACCTAAGCTCCCTTATAAGATTTAAAATTCTCAAAAATAGGATTCTGGATATACGCTCGCTTCCCTACATACCCTAAATAAAAAGATTCTGCATGATTTCCATCTAAAGCTAAAAATACTCGTGATATAACGTCATTTTCAGCATTAATAACAATAACATATTAATTTTTTCCAATATTTTAAGTAAATCATTTACTCTTAACTTAAAGGTTAAAATTAACGATTGCACTATACAATAAAAAAATTATGCAAATTAAGCTGGATAAAATACAACCTAAATAATTTTTTAGAAAACTATCTACTCTAATATTATATTGAGATTTAAATTCGACTCCATAAGATGGAATTGCTTTTGAAAAAGTATAATTTGGATTTAGCTCCAATTTTTTACTATTTGAGTTTGTGACTTCTTCTAGAAAAAACCTGTAAAAGCGGGCTGCCTCTTCCCTTTCTAAGCGATGAGCAAATACATGGATCTGTCTGTCTAGCTGTAAATGAACTTCATAAAGTGATTTATACTTATCACGGACTAAATATTCTGCCAGAGCATTTTTTGCTTGTATTAAGGCTTTCACCTCAATACGTGAAATAGGTAAATAAATATTTACACCAAACAATTCACCTGCCAAGCCTTTTTGCATGAAGAATGCCCCTTTTTTCAGGAGGGCTATAATATCAATTAAATATAATACAAGACATAAAAAGTCTTAATTAGTTCTACTACTATGACCTGATGTAAAAACTTAGGGTTTAAAATTGAAAAAACCTCTGATTAAGAGGTTTAATTTATTAGAAAATTTTTGATCTGACAGAATCTCCTGCCAAGTCTCCGTAAAGGCAAAAAATCAGAGTCAATATCACTACAATTGCGATAAATGATAGCCATCTCAAGATTCTCATGACAGCTCCTCATAATTTTATGAGTTTCACTTTTATCAATACAGATATATTTTTAATAATACAATTACTGTGCCTTGTAATAGGTATCAAAGTATTACTTAAACTCTGTGATTCTAGTGGAATGGAAGAAATTTTCTATCTTTATAATCTAATTGTAGCCTGACAATATTCAGTCTTCAGATAATATTATATATAGAATATATGTAGTTTAGTGAGATACCTTGTGTTTTCTATCATACTGGTTATTATAGTTATTTTAGCTTTTTTATTTATTATACAACACTACTTTATAGATAGTCCTAACCTAAACACAGCAGAACAAATATTCTTAATTATTCTTTTTGCTGTGCTGGTTGCTATATTGCGTGGTTTTATTCTTCATAAGAAAAATTTTATATGATTGTATGGCAAAAATACCGTTATATATAGTATATAAGCCATCATTTCGGCTGTTCATAGTCATTCTTCTTAATAAGCCTTATCTAGCGAGGTTTATAGGATGTTATCGATTCTTATCATATATAAAAATGGTGCGCTCGGCGTGCATCTAATTAATATAATAAATTATTGTTATTTAAAAATTAATTTAATAGTAAAAACTCTTGTAACGCAAACTGTAACGCATAAACAAAAATCAATATAGTAATTAAGAAAATTTAGATATGGATCAAAGTTATCAAAAGACCCTAATTTAGGTAATCTAAATCTTATTAAAATTATAATGAATCCTAGGTCAAGTTTATGAGAAAAATATTGTATGCATGCTACTTCGGTATCTTGGCTTTTATATTAACCTCAATGTCTTTGCTTTATCAAAGATATATCCCTGTTGAACGTACAATTGTAGACAGAATTGAGGAAGTACCAAGACTCGCAGGCGGCTTTCCATTTGTCTTTTTAATTGATGGAGATTTTACCTCACCTGGTAACAATATAAGCGCATTATTTATTTTTTGGGATCTAGATGAGTTCCTCTTTAACTACTTTATTCTAGATTACTTATTCTGGTTAGGAATCATATTAGCTTTATATTTTGTGAATAAGAAATTTAAGCTTATATAGTTTTTAAGTTTTATAAAAAGCCCTCACTTGGAGGACTTTACTAGCTAAAGAATCAAATTCACTTTATATAACACTATATGTTACATATTTTTTTGATTTTGATCATTTTGTTGATTCTGCTGACCTGGCATCTGTTGATTTGATTGGCGTTGTTGATCGTTTTGTTGATTCTGCTGACCTGGCATCTGTTGATTTGATTGGCGTTGTTGATCGTTTTGTTGATTCTGCTGACCTGGCATTTGTTGATTTGTTTGGCGTTGTTGATCGTTTTGCTGACCTTGCTGGTTCTGGTGACGTTGTTGATCATTCTGTTGATTAGTCATTATAATACTTCCTATAAGTTTAAAATTAACAACTAGAATTCTATCTAGCCTATATAGAATACCTGATTGTGCTAACGATATATCTTTCTAATGTTTCAAAATAAAAAAATGTAAATTGTTTAAAAAACTAACTAACTATTAAACAAAAAATTCTAAAATTACTAAAAACATAAGAATTACATTTTTAACCTAAAGTTACTTTTAATTACTTTTATATATTAGCTATTATCTAGACTTCTATTAACATTGAAATCAATTAAAATAATTCTTATATATTTCAATAGAAAAATTAAATTTTATTGATAAAAATAGAGCTACTCAAGGCGGCTTTGTTTTTAAGCATTTTGTATTTTCCTAGTATAGTTTTTCATATAGTAATCATAGTCTTATCTATTTTAATTAAAATAAGTGATATTTCTAGTATTAGAAATATATAAAAAATAATTCATACAAATAGTTAGCCCTCACTTGGAAGGCTTTTTAAAATAACTTTTACAACCACTCATAAAGTTGACACTGACTTTGGGAAGTTCTGGAAATTCTATAGTTGCTATTGAGCATTCTTCTTTAGACTTGAGCTGGTTGTCTCTTGCAAAGGTATAACCTTTATATTCTTCACTATCTTCTTTATACCCATTTAATATTTCAGGTTTGGATGCAATAGCTAGATAACTGTAGAAAGCTATACCTACAACCAATATGACTGAGAGCATTCCCCAGAAACCCTTTGAAATCTTCATTTTTATTCTTCTTTAGTTGAAAGCAGATAATTTACATAAAAGTTGTGATAAGTTTAAGAAAAAAATGACGGATGAATAAAATGAAATTTCTAATGATAGTTTTATTGGGGTTATCGACTACTTCTGCTTTCGCTGTAAAATGCGCTGACTTTAAGACGCACAAAGAGGCACAAAACTATTTCAATGCCAAGAAACCTGGTTATAAGCGATTAGATCGGGATAGGGATGGTAGTGCTTGTGATTGCCTACCAGGTGGGAATGGCACTCATTGTCCAAGACGACGTTAATAAAAGTATAAACCTCAATGACTATCTATTACAGATAACAGTTACTATTTGCAGCTGAAGTAATCTCTTACTAAACCCTATAGATATTGATTACTTGTTATAAACGAATTTAAACATTAATGATTCGATTGAAATTTAAAATAGAAAGCAGCTTAAACTATTTATATTTTTAAACTTAAATTGGATGCCAATATGGAAAACATTTTAAAAGTTGCAATCTTAGTCGTATCTTCAATTGGAGTAGCTCATACATTTGCAAAACCTGTTGAAACACCTATAGTTTTTAAAAAAGGTACGTATGGCACAAAGATTAAGGGGAATTTTAAAGGGTATAATGATGCGCGATATACTGTGCGTGCTCAGCGTGGACAAATTTTAAAATTTAATATCTTAAGTACAAGAGACCTAGCTTACGTTAATGTCTATGCTCCGGGTGACAAACCAGGTGAAGCGGAGGCAATTTATATTGGCTCGACATCAGTAGACTCCACAGGTGAGATCATTCTGCCAGAAACTGGCGTTTATACTATTCAAGTTTATCAGATGAGAAATTCTGCACGTCTAGGTAGAGCAGTAGACTTTAATTTAGATTTAAAAATTTTAAATAATATTAAAAAGTAAAAAAACTAACACAGAAACAGCCCGCATCAGCGGGCTTTTCTATAAGTAATCACGCTTCAGTAACCTGAGTCGCTGTTACTCCTGACAGTGGAATTTAAAAACTAAAAAAACCCTGATTTCTCAGGGCTTAATCTTGCATACACTGCACACAGATACTAACTTTTATTTGTGTATTGATTGAATGAGCTGTGCAACCTGATAAAAGGAGGCACAGCGTTAAAGTATTAATTGCGCTTTTCATAATCGATCAGCACATCAGCAACTGCTTTTGCAGCTAACCAGTAACGAGCATTAAAACGGGATATCTCATCCTTATTGCTAATAAAGCCTAACTCTACAATTAAGCCCCCATTACTAATAAAACCTAGCTTTCCACGCGCTGACTGACTTTGATCAATCCAGCCTTCATTCCCTCGTAAACGTGAACCTAAAGCAGCAGCTACAGCTTTTGATAAATCCTGAGCAAGTTTCTTGTCTTTAGGTAGTGCAATAGTCTCAACCCCATTCGCCTGACCAGATCCAGCTGCATTTAAGTGAAATTCAACTGCAACAGAAGAACCTTTAATTAACTTAATGGCTGAAGCTAGTGGATTATTAGTCGTACCCACACCATCCGTTTTAATACTAATACCGGAGCTCTTTAAGTAGTAAGCTACTGCATTACGAAAGTTAGTTACCAGTTCGGCTTCTTTAAATTTGCCACTAACTACACCCGGATCAACATTGGAATGGCCGGCTGTCACAGTGACAAAACCTAAAGGTTGGTTCTGGTTTAGATTTGGCTGGGCTTTTTTACGGCCAATCAAAACAGCTAAGAACATCAAGCCCAAAGATACAATCGTTTGATATGGTTCAGGCAACACGTTAGCGTTATACACTTCCTGCAGAACCAAATGTAAGCAAGATAAAAAAAGCGCCATATAGGCGCCATATTTTACTGAGTCAAATTTCCAGACACTTTCGTTTATTAATTTCATGGTTGATTCTCGTTTAATAGGTTAATTTTTTCTGTTGATCAATTTGATTCCGCATTGCAGCCAGATCTGTATCCATACGGATCTGTTTAGATTCAGCGATTGCCATTTTTTGATTCAATAGCGCATTATCTTTTTCAAGCGATCTATTGCCTTGAAAGACATACCCACCAAAAGCAACAAGAGCAGCAAGAGCGGTACCTCCAAGCCCTTTTGCAAAGGTAAGGCCGCCCTTGGCCTGGTTCATATCTGCCTGAAGTAAATCAATATCACGTCGGTTTGCGACTGCTTGTGACCGATAATATTCATCGCGTTCTGACAAGCGAATCACGTTGTTATTCAGTTCGCCCATTTCTTGCCGGAGTTGATCGAGCTTTTTCTCGACTCTTACTCCATAAGTCTCACTATCAGGCATATTGCCTCCTCATTTTTTAGATATAAAAAAAGCACCCCGTAGGGTGCTTAAACTGGTTTAGCTTTCTTAAATTTCTATCTGTATGACCCTGCCTTCAGGCGCTGGACGCTTGATCTCGTTGTTAGATACAAATACCCGGATACCGGTGGCGTATTTGGTACTGCTGGTGCACAGGACCAATCCGCTACCATCGACTACTAACACTTTATAATGGGGATGCTCTGCTGAGGTAATCTGTCCAATAAACTCTGGAGCTTTCGGCAATAGGTCGATTAAGCGTTGTAATGCATTACTCACGATTGATGCTCTCCACTTTAATACTCTGGTTAATCACCGCATGATTAAATGACACGTTGACCCCATCAATAATGCCCCACCATTCAGCATTAAATGCCACTAAATCACCAGGTGCACATTCACTCACATCCGGACCAATGGGCAACACCAGATTGTGGGTTTCGACCAGACCTGACTTGGCCAGAGCTGCTTTACCATAAGAGCCCATACTCTCAACGGTAAACAGTGGACTGTTCGCTGTTTCCAGCAAAGTATCACCTGCAGTGCCGGTACGCTTGATCTGGCCACTTAAGCCAGAGCGGTCATTAGTTAACGTGATGCCGTTATAATCCGGATACTGCTCATAATCGGTAGACTGCTCTGTGACCAGACTTTCAGGGATCAGCCGGTCATATTCTTCAACCGTGATTGAATCCCAGAATGTTTTTTTGTACTTGGGCTTTATAGTGATGGTATCGCTGCCCTTCTCGCTGTAGACAAAGCCACCTGCAGACTCGGCTATCATTTTGATTACAGCAATGGGGGTCATGTTGGAATAGCTTAGGCTGCCCGCTGGGACAATCCAGCTCAGCTCATCGATCAGCCCCCGCTGCAGTGTTGTTGAGCTGTTGACCCGATCCAGTTCAGCCTGACAGAGCTGCCGTGCGGTCCTTTCATTCTCCTGGGTAAATGACCGGGTTGGAGAATATGGCGCATCAAGTAAAGCGGACTGGCTACGGCCATTCAGGGTATAAGTGGTTTCGGCAAAGCGACGTGAGCGGCTACGGTTTTCAAGCAGCATGTGATGTTCGGTACCATTCACCATAACTCTTAAAATCACAGGCTGACCATTTATAGGCTCTAGTTTCGGTATTTCAGACGCGGGTACGGTCAGATTGTATGACCAGCACCAGCGGCTGCGATCTGTACTATAACTGCCATCATAGACCAGAATGTTCTGGCCATTGTCCAGACGGCTTACGGATAATTCATTCACGATATACCACCAGCTTTTTGGCGGCAGACCTGGAATACAGTCATCTGCCCCGAAATTTAAAATAAGGTTGTGTGGATCCGGCCCGGTACACAGACAGTTAAAGTTCAGGTCAGTACTGCCCACGTATTCAGGGAGTTCAGGCTGTGGCCAGGGTTGAACCGGATGCTTGCGGTAATGAATGGCTTTAGCTTTATCCCAGGCAATGCTATTGGTCGTGATCAGTTCAAGACCTTTATCCCATACAAAGGTAAAATGCTTTTCAAAGACGTGGGCTACTTGATGCGAATAAGTAAAATTCTTGCGCTTCCTTACCAGCTCCTCCCAATCTGAAATACGGTTGATCCTAAGCTTACTGCCCTGTTCAAATACCAAGGTTCGAGTTTTAGTTAATCGCTTATTTTCCTGCCAGACGAAATCAGCAGAGCTGACCAGCCCGGTACTTTCTTCATGCTGTAGCTGAACTGAACGATACAGCAAGGCAGCCTTTTCAAAGCCAAGTAATGCCTGATTACCTAGGCTTAAACTGTGCTCAAAATAAAAGGCGCTGTTATGCGACCGTAATACCGGTTTAGCCCAAGGGATTTCAATTACACTTAAACAAGGCAAAGCTCCCTGATAGCCAGCTATGAGATAAGCCCCAATGCCACGAATAAAGTTGATATCGAAAATTGCTGCAATCCCAGTTTTGAAACTGGTATCCGCAACTGAATCAATAACACATCGATTTTCGCTATAGCTGGCCTGCAGCTCAAAACTAAGACCTGTATCCAGAGCAGTATTAAGCTCTGCATCAAGATCAAGATTTTCTTTAAACTCGGCAGCAAGTTCGAGTGTAAATTGTGTTTCCAGCCGGGTATCAATACTGATTGCGTCAGCATCACTGTCCCAGCCGAAATTTAATTCAGTTGAACCGGTCCATGGCTGGGTGAAGTCCAGCACAATGCCAGGATCGACAGGCTGTTCCGGCTCCTGATCAGCAAAGAGAGCTGTTGCTTCAACGATAAAAGCAGTCTCTAAAACTAAATCTACTTTCCCAACCAGTTCTGCTTCAGATAAGGCTAGAGCCGTTAGCTCAACATTAATTTCCGTGTCTAGCAGTATTTCAATGCTTGCAGTATCGGTACCCGTGTCCGTATGGTCTACAGTGAGTTCAAATGAGGACTCAGTAATTAAAACAGTGTCGATAACTGCAGATATATCGTCCCCAAAATTAAGACCGGTGCTCCCATCGGCCTGATGTTCAAAGTTAAGAACAATGTGATGGCTGTCAGTATTGTCCGTTTTAAACTCCAGATTTAAATTGTGGGCATCCGTGGTCCCCAGCTTGTTTTTAAAATCCACATGAGCACCTCAGATTATGGTTTAAGCTTGATGGATTGAATGGTTAAGGTGCCACCCACAACCAGATTGGTATTGGCCAGGCTGATATCTGTCCCTATAGTCAGATCTGCTGCAGCTTCCCCGGCACCATTATAGATCCGCGCCCAGCTTGCCGTGCCTGCTTTAATGACCGTTGCTGTGTCAGAGGGTTGTAATTCAACATGGGTGGCTGTTACTTCCTTGATACAGGGCTCTGGCAGAGTCACCTTCACCAGCATCTTGGATGTATCAGCAGCAACAGCCGGACTTTCTGGCTGCTCACCTTCATAAAAAATAACGGTAGCACTCTGGCTACCGTTATCTAAAAAGCTGGCAAAGGCTTGAATCATGGCAAGCTTTGCCTTAACTGATGTTTTACTCATTTTGGCACCACATTATCCTGAATCACTGCGTTGAACTTTTTTCGGTCATCCAGACCTACCACAAAGCAGGTCAAATCTTGATTGAGTCCGTAAAACTGATATTCATAATTCTGATCTGGTTTTTTTACAGCTAGCGGTAATAAAGTTGCCTTACTATAAAGTACCACCGTTGCATCCCGGTAATCCTTGCCCAGTGCCCGGGTTGAACCCTTGATACAGGCAACAGTATTTTTAATCCCGAAGCTGCTATTCAGATTGCCACTTAAAAAACTGGAGCTATGCAGCACACGTCTGGAAGTTGGCCTCATTGCAGTTCTCCCAGATAAAAATAGACTCCGCCTGCAGTGTTAGATGTAATAGACTCCCATAGATACATACTTGCATCTGCCAGAATTGGTGTTGTAAAGGTATTGCTACTTGCTTTTTTACCGGCATAACAGACCACAGGCAAAGTACCTCTCAAAAACCTGTTCGTATCATAAAAAGGAATCTCTAATGCAGGCACATCACTAGCAGTAAAGAGGGTTTTATTATTTCCACCAGATTCAAAATCAGGGACCACTGGTGTAGCCAGTACAGAGTTACTCAGCCGGATATTTGGTAAATAGTTTGGAGCAATAAAGCGCGACCGTGTTTCACCAAGTCCGAATGGAGAACCAGTCTCTGACCCGCGGGCAGTACTTGAAGCATCACTTTTGACCAGAACCGACATTAAGAACCAGTTTGGTATTACGCTTGTATCCATAGAAGAATGATATAGCCCACAACCCTTCAAATCTTTAAATTGTAGATTACTGTCAACAGCATTTAATAAGTAAAAAGAATCTTTTGAACCACTTAGGGTAAAGCTTCGATTACCTGCAGCAGGAGAACTCATATCTCTTGGATTATTTACCAGTAAATCTGACATTGCCCAATACCAGCGGCTCCAACCCCGTATAACACCCGTATCTGTACCACTAATTTGCCAGTTTTTAGCAGGGTCTGCCACATCAAGTGGTAACTGTAATTTTGACGGGTCTTCATAATCATCAATATGAGTCATATTTTCAATCAGACCCACCATGGCATATTTGGCATAGTTTGAAGCATAGCTGTTAGTACCATCAGAGATGGTTTCATCAATCCGGATAAACGGGTGTTCTGTTCGTGGATTTTTAGCCCGGTAGACCCGTTTAACATCATTTGGATCTCGAAAAATAATCTCATAGCCAAGTGAAGCCAGCTTTGCAGTACCTGGAGTGGTAATTGCCTGCCCCTTCAACTCTGCTTTAAGGATGAGAGTTTTTGAATCAGGTGTGCCCTTGATGCGATATTTCCCATTGATACTAGCGGGTACAAACCCTTGCAGTTCGATCACCTGAAATAGCAACACCTTGTGTTCTGCATACAGGCTTAAATTGAGATCACCCTGTGCATCGATTGTAGCTGAAGTAATTGCAGTTAAAGGCAGACCATTGACCAGACAGGTATCCAGTAACCGGATCAGATCTCCCCAGTTATTACTTAGTACCAGACCGTTTAAATGACTAAAAAACTGAACATCGACATCTGTCGCCATATAATTGATTCCATAAAAAAGACCGCTTAACGCGGCCATATTCGATTTAAATTTTAAACAACGCGGTCAATATCACCACGCAGCATGATCTGGAACTGGTCTGACATCACACTCGGTTCGGACTGCTTTACGGTGCGAATCACCCAAACCGGAAAGGTTGCAGCCACTGTATTAAAGCGCAGCACATTACCACTCACCCAGCCCTGTCCCCAGCCTTCTTTTTTAATAATGAAGTACGCCACACCGGTCACCGGATTAATTGGGGCATAGTCTGTGTTGATAGCTCCTGTTCCAATCTGTCCCGAGTATTCACCCACACAGCGGAACGATTGATCTCCAGTAAAAACCAGCGCCCAGCGTTCCTGAATTGCACCATTATTCGTGACTGCAATCGGATACAGGGCGTCATTATAGTTCGCAGAAATTGCACCTTCTGACGGTTCATCCCGCCAGATGCTGTTCCAGGTCTGTTGTACAAATTTCCCGGTAGAGCGGGCCTGCATATCCCCAATGACCAACGCTGAACCGACAATGGTATTTTCAGCATCATAATTGTGGGTCAGTGGCTTGGTGAAGGTGAGCTGGCCGTTGATCTGTACGTCACGGATCAGCAGCATGTCCTGATAGCGATATTTCATTGTCAATGGTGCGGTCAGTGCATTTAAAGCAAAGTCACCACCCAAGGTAAACTTGCCATAGTCATAGTCCACGCTGTACATATCAAACGGTACTTTTACCCCGTCGGCATCTTCCAGCTCGGCCCATGAAATACGCTGATCTGGCAACTCATAAGTCTGGCCAGCGATATGATCTGACAGTTCAAAGGCCTTGCTTGAGCTGACAATAGCAATATCACCAACCCGATAAATCGGTACCCGGCCATCGAGTGGCAGACGTGTAGCGGATAGCCCCAAGATCTCAGCATCCAGCGGGATGTAGGTATAAGCCACCGCGTTATAACGTACAGTCTCCGGCGCAACCCATACCGGTATATTAATGTACCTTTTGCCAGCTTCATCGTACTCGAGCAGAACGTCATACCAGTCCTGCTCTTCAATTCCTGTACGATTACTTTCAGTAATTTCAGTCTTGGTATAAAAAAACAGATCCACAAAACCGGTATCGTAATTAATCTGGCCATGTGCCCGGCTGGTTTCAATGATGCCATCGTCATCAGCCCGCAAGGTGAGCTGGCCATAGTCTAAAGTGGCTACGACAACTGTTAATGATCCGGGACGCAGCGGACTGACCGGTGTTCTAAAGCTGATACGGTTGACCGGGGGCATATCTGTGGTGGTGGTTAAAGACTGTAGCGTCAGACGGTTATCGGTATTTGGTGTCCAGCTTTCGATTTCGATCTTGCCGGTACCATATTGAATAATGCCCGATGCAATTGCGCTGTTGTTTGTTGGGTCCGGGTTACGATAAATTGTACCGTCGCGGTCCACAAAAGTATCTGTGCCAAGATTGAAGCGAACTGATTTTGTCAGGATCTGCTCATCAAAACCCTGGGTCAGATCAAAGCGCAGCTTGTCACCGGTAATCTGTTTAACTCCAGCACTTACGCCTGAAGTATCCCGGTATTTTACGCTAATACTGGTCGCCCGGTATGCCCCGAGCTGCACTACTTCTTCCTTAATTTGAGAAGTGGCGGGTAAATAAAATGACATATTTATGCTGCTCCATAAACCGCAATTGGTATATAGGATTTGGTGAAAACCGAGCTGGTCGCTTCAGGAATAATTTCCACTGCGCCTGTTGCATAGGTAATGGTGCCCTGTACCTTGCCCTGACTATTGACCAGATTGCCCACCTCGGCATTCACCGGAATATCAGTTAAAACCACTGTACCGATGACTGAACCGATTTGATCAGCAACCGGTACAGTTAACTCAACACTATTGGGTTGTATTGCAGCACCGGAACCAATGGTAAATTTCAGCTTTTGATCAGCTGGCATGACATTTTCAACAGTCTGATCAAGCGGTACGCCATAGCTATAGTTGATGGTAAAGACCGTATTTTTCTGTGGCAGTTTGTTTGGCACCAGCCGGCCTTGACCGGTGGCATAGTTAAAGGTACCCGTGGCATCGCCACTAAACTGGCCCAGCGTATTCGTGGTTGCGGTTTTCTGTTCGCCTTCCAGCAGCCATTTTACAGTCACGCTGCCTGAGGCTATTCCTGCCTGCTGTAAATCAAACTCGAATGCTGCCGGTTCAACCGCAAGACCTGAGCGTATAAACGTAGCCAGCGGTGTACCCCACAGCAACAGGATTGGTGTATTCACATCCGGTAAAGCGCCCGTCGTAAGAGACCAGGATCCGGTCTCATAGTTGACCGCACCAGAGCCAAACGAAGTACTTGCACCTTTTAATTGCCCCGAACCATCATCTTTCAGTTCATAAAACTTGCCCTGTGACATATAAGAAACCGACAGACTGCCCGGGGCTGGTGGTGGTACCAGCACACCAGTCCAGTTGGCACTCTGGTTCTGCTGGGTCACTGGCCGGGTTTCCGACTGGAAGTACTGGTTAGGTGCTGAAGCCGGCTTAAAGGTCATGCTTAAGTTTGCAGATCCTGCCCCTGCAGCTTGCGTCCACTGGATCAAGCCACGCTGGTAATCAATTGTTCCAACCTGGGTACCAGAAGTGTTTTTAAGCAGTCCGCCCTGGTCAGTGATCTGCTGTCCAAACAGGTTAAACGAGACACTCGATGGCATGACAGATGAGCCGAGATACAGATTCTGAGCGGTACCAATGGTGGTCAAGTAAGTTGCAGTAATAGCAGCAGTGTTACCCGGTACCAGCACCATACTTTCCCCAGCCGCGTTTACATCCACAATTGGCGTTTCGGTCTGGGCCGATGGGACCAGTTGAGCAAAGATACTTTCTGCATTTACAGTAAACTCACCGACTTTGGCAGCAGACTTGAGATTACTGGATGCATAGTATTTACCGGTATCGGCTACGATGGTATCTCGTAAAATCGTTTCGGACTTTTCGCCGCTATACCATTGTCTTGCAGAGAGTCCGACATAATCCTGATCGAGTGGATCATTGATACTGTAGGTGGCAATTTTATATTCAACTTCCTTTCCATCGATGACCATTTTGGCAATACGGATCTCAAATTTGGTGATGCGAACATATTGCTCATGCTGCAGAGCCTGGCCTTCTTTCGAGACCAATACCAGTGTACTGCCCACCGAGCTTTCGACTTCACTCAAAAACATCGCCACCTGCAGGGTTTTCATACCGGCATAATGCGTATCAAGGAGACTTCCTGCTGCCTGTCCACCCTTGGCCAGATAGTTTTCAATCCGGTTCTGGGCGGACTTGCGCTCATCGATCCACGACTTTGTACTAAACAGCAAAGCTGAGACATTCGGGTCTTTCGGGTTTTCCGAGATAAAGACCGTAGCGCCCATAAGCAAATCTGTATCATTCGTTGTCACGGCGGGGAACAGTTTACGCAGTGACACATCACCCATGGTGCGGTCCAGCTCACTCACATCATTAAACAGGTTATTGCTCTGGCCATCTTCAATCATCTGGCCAGAGTACTTGCCGCCACCATCTTCTGTATCGCTCAGGCGCTCGGACTTATAGAGCACCAGATTTTTAGTTTCAATTGCCACTGTATAGCTCCCCCACTTCAATAAAGCGTAAAGTCACGTTGTAATAGTCATCGTCAGATACAGATGGAATTCCCTTCACTGGAGCAGCTTCCAAAGCCCCGGCTTCATGGTTAAAAATCACATGAAATTCACGTCTGTCGTGCTGATACTCAAAAGCCAGAATGAATTGTTCAGATAAAGCAGACCAGTCTTGAACCTTGCGTAAATCACGGCGTTTGATCCAGCCCATCGTGTTATCTGCCGGTTCCAGCACAATTGAACGACCTGCCTTTTTACGGCCCTCCTGGATAATTAGAGAACCATCAATAGCCCGACTCTGTTTCTGCTCGATGGGCTTCCATTCAAATTCATCAGACCATAAAAAACCGTCCTCAAGCGGGACGGTTTCTGATGTAGACACTCGTATTAATTTCATTAGCTACTCTTTTTTATCCTTTCCAGTTCAGTCAGGAAATCATTAAAACTGCCCTGATTAGCCTCATCCACAGGGACATTAATTGTGCGGCCATTAATAGAGATCTGGTTGATGACAGTACGTGAAGGCTCTGCAGTTGGAGTGCTGGTTTTTAGGATAGCTCACGTCCGGGGCCAGATTGTTTACATTGACTCTGGAACCAGTACTTCCCGACTTGCCTGCATATTCCTCCAGCTTTTCCAGCTGCTCGGCAATGTACATATAATTGCCGGTCTGTTTCTGGTTGTCGTATGCAGAAACGCCGTAACGCGCAGCATATTCATGAGAGGCTGAACGGTAATAACCACCTGCACCCTGTTGAGCTGTCTCGAATAACTCTTTAGCCTTTTGCCGGGCATTACCGCTATATCCCATTTCAGTCAGCTGCTGCTCAATCTCATCAACTGAATAACCGTTTTTAGCCATGACTCCAGTTTTAGAGGCTTTGAGCTTGCCCTGCATGGCAGTAAGCGCTTCTGACCAGGCTTCAGTAGAGGATTTGGCCTCCTCTCTTGCGACCCGTCCAGCTTCACGATAACCATCACCAATGGCACTGGCTGAGCTTTCTACCCGATTATTGGCTTTGGTCCAGTCATCCATGGTTTTAACTACAGCCTGACCGCTGTCATCAATCTGGATTTCCAGATTGCGGCCTGCATTTGCAGCATTAGTCGCAGCAATGACACCTGCATCACCCGATGCTGCTGCAGACTGAGCAGCCTTCTCATATGCTTTCTGGATACCTTCAGCAGTCGCCTTTCCGCTATCTCTGACGGTGATGTAATCCATCAAAGCCTGTTGAGCAGCAAGCTTTAAATTCTCCTTGGTTTCAATGCCTAGCCGTTTAAACGCCTCTGTCACCGGATCAATATCATCCGGTAGTTCTAAAGCCTGCATCTTGATAGCAATTAGGCCCTGTTCGACTTGGCCCGTTGAAACCTGACCTTGATCACCAAACTCTTTAAGCTTAGACCTTGCATAATCAATTTCAGCTTGACTTTTAGCCGTCTGTAACCAGTTTGACCAAGACTGATAAATTATATCTCCTGCCGCTTTACCGGTAATACCTGCAGAAGCTAACTTACCTTTCAGATCAGTGACATTATTACCCTGCTCAGTAAAGGATTTAGAGACTCGATTTAACGCAACATCGATATCTACCCCAAGCTGCTTGGCTGCAAGAGAAGCTCTCGAATATGCATTTTCTGCCACCTGTCCAGACCCGGAATTAGCTGCATCCAATTCCGCAGCACGTACATTGCGGTTATTGGCGAGTTCCGTTTCCTTCTGGTCAATACCCCGAAGGGAATCTTGTGCAGATTTCAATGCACTTAAATCACCCGTGCGTTTAGCCTCGGCGATCTGTTGTTCCAGAACTGCACGTTCAACGGCGGACTGTTTCTGAAAAGCCAGATATGCCTCATCTGCCTTTTGTAGATTCTCTTTGGCCAGCTTGACAGCTTCTTCCTTTTTGGCTGCATTCTCTGCAGCCTGAGCAGCACCCTCCCAAGCTGCCACACTAACTTTGCCTGCCTCACCAACAGTAACGATATAACCCTTCGTCATTAGATCAGCCTGCATGGTACCGTCCATGACCCCACCATTAGCTTTAATGGCCGCTTCAGCATATGCCTTTACTGAGGATAATTTCTCAGCATCTAACTTGGCTTTATTGGTGGCATGCTCCTTCTCTCGATTTTCTAACTCGCCAGATTTCTGGATAATGGCATCAATTGTTGACTGGTTCCCATCCTTTCTAGCTTGGTTCAGCTGTGTATCGAGCGCAGCACGTTCTGTTGCTAACTCTTTAGATTTTTGAACCAAGTCTATATTCTGTTTAGTTAACTCTGCAAAAGTACGAGCATTGTCAGCTATAGCTTCTTCATTTTTTTGCTTTTGAGTTTTCTGTATATCCTCGTAAGTCTCAACTACTGCCCATTTATGCTCTGTACTAAGCTTAATAGCACCTCGCATATTTTTTTCTGCTTGTGCAAACATGCGATCTGAAGTTTTTTCAGCTTCCTCTGCCAGATCTCCCATGAAGGGTATATATTCTAATGTTGCGGCAGCCAAGCTATACACACCGCCAGCTAAGAACTGTATAGAAGATAAAAGAATTTTCAGCCCTACATTGAGACCAAGCCCTGCATCTGTAATTCCTGCTATGGCCATTCGCAAGACATTAAGAAGAGTTGTAAGACCGCTTACATCTTCCCCTCCATTTAATAGAGCATTGAATAAGGGCGATACAGCATCCAGAGCGCTAGTAAAGGCACTCCATACAGTCTCACTAAACTCAATGACATACTTAATATTTTGCTTAATATTTTCATAAACTTGAGTAAGTGTATCTCTTAAAGCATTCAATATGCTGGGGTCAATATCAGAGAACTTAGAAGCAAAGTATCCAACTCCCTCAGCCACATCATCGAAAAATAATTTTAGAATCCCAAGGTTATCTGCAATTATTGATAGAGCATTCGCTACGGCCGCACTTGTGCCATTAGCCTGATCCATCTCACCAATAAGAATCTGCCATTGTGTTGCTATTTTCTGCAATGCATTGCTAATAGTAGTCGGGAATTTATTGTAGTCAGCTTCAATTGCAGCGGATTGATTCTGTAAGGCCTTAATTACGCGCTCAGCAGATAACTCGCCGTTTTCTGCCATGGTGCGTAACTCACCCGTAGTCACACCAAGGGATTGAGCCAGGGCTTTAGAAATTCCTGGAGCCTGTTCCATGATTGAGTTGAACTCATCACCACGGAGTACTCCAGATTGCAGCGCCTGGGTAAACTGGACAATAGCATCTTCACTGGCCTGTGCTGATCCACCTCCGGTTTGAATGGCCATATTGATGGTTCTTACCAGATCCAAACTTTGCTGTTGGGTCATCCCCATCTGTTTGCCAACATCATTCACTTTGGTGAATAGACTGGCTGTAGCTTCTAAGCTTGAATTGGTAGCAAGTGCCACTTGATGCACACCAGCCATAGCTTGCTGAAAGTTACCACCTTCGCTGGTTGCAATATTGATTCGTGCTGAAAGAGTAGTATACGAATCCGCTGCCTGGGCAATTTCCCTCACACCGATACCGATACCAACGGCAGCCATAGCTCCCGCAAGAGCAGTCGCTGCAAACTTGGCTACGCCCATCCCTTTAGAAAGATTGGAAACACCTGAATTTGCTTTTTCAGCTGCCGGTTCAACACCGTGAAGCTCATTTTTGAGTTTCTCAATCTGTTGCTCGGTAATTCTGGTAACTCGCTCAACTTCTTCAGCCGGCAATTTACTATTGGCTTTAAAGTCCTCTAACTTTCGTTCAAGTGCAGTAATCGCATCATTAATTACTGTAGGCGGTTTAATGCCTAGAGCCTCATAGATTTCATGTCCAGTCTGCTTTGCGCTGCTTGCAGCCTTATCTGCACTGGCCGATACACTACGCATGGCAGAAGATGCTTGTGTGTCAAACTCTGCAAATGCTGCTTTGGTCAGATCAACTGCCTGTTCAAGACCTTTGACCTTTTCCCCTGCGGCCTTAATTTCATCAAGAGTAACAGCTTCACTACTTTGTTCTAATGCGGAGAAAGCATTCTTAGCTGCTAGCAGCTCGCTTTCAAGCGTATTAATACTGCTAGTGCCGATACTACCAATTCGCTCAATTTCTTTAGTGCTGAGATTGGCCCCCTCACCCATTGACTGAATTGCACGGGTCGCAGTCTGGGCTTCACCTACTACTTGGCCAAGATCTACCGAGCTAAAACGTTGTAACTGATTAATCGAAGACTGTGTGGCATTGTCCACGCCACGCATAGCATTTATGGCAACGTCCTGATAGTAATTAAAAGCACTGGACGTTTCTTTAATGGCATCTTCAATACTTAAAACACGCTGCTTAGCGATTTCAATATCTTTTAAGGTGCCATCCGTACTTTGCAACCGAACCAATTCAGCTTGAGCAGCTTTTAGGGCTGAGTTAAGCTCATTGAGACCTTGTTCACCAGTGCTCGACATTGAGCGTAGCTCACCAGCGCTAATAACCGATTTATCACCTAATGCTTCAATTTCTTTGGCAGCAGAAAAGAATTTAGTACCCAGCATTTCTGCAAGTTGAAGCGCATCACCTGGAATGGCTTCACCGATCTCAAAACCTGCCTTATTTGCCTTGGCTGCCGTATCCTGAAGTTCATTACCTAAGCCATCGATCTTGCTGGCAGCCTGAATAGCCTGTCCTTCAAGTTCACCAGCTGCCTGAGAGACTTCACTCAGTTTTCCTTTAGCCTGATCTGCTTTCTTCTGTAAATCATCAGGAACTATTTTTCCAACTTCCTGAGCAGCTTGTTCAGATGCAGCTTTTAGTCTTTCAGATTCCTGTTTTATTGCGGCATAAATGGCCTTAGTGACACTTTCAGATTCCTTAATATTCGATACATAATTTTTAGTATCAGCTTCCATCACAAGTTTAAAGGTTAATTCTTTACCAGCCATATTCTTACTCGCAATAAAAAACCCACCGAATGGTGGGTTAGATGAAGATATTAATAAAGCATGCTAGGATGCTTTTTATGAACAAATATATATTTTAATTAACATTTATCTTTTAACATTTATCTTTTCACATTCAGCAAGCACATTCTCTGCCTCTTTTTCTTGAAGTATGCTTTTGGTAAATAAAGATGTGATTTCATCTTCCTTATTATCACCATCAGCTAAAAAGGTTAATAGTGCCTCATTAGTAGCATTCATAGAACTTACATAGATTAACTTACTTGCTTCTAAGCACCCTGAATATTTTTTCGACTCTGTATCACGTTTTATTTTTTGTAATTCGGCAATTGGTTGTGCTAATGCTACTCTCATCACACTATTTGAGAGCCTCCTTTGATCACTGAATGAGGCGGCATACCCTTTTAATTCTGAAAAACCAATCTTTCCAATAGGTTTATCTTCTGAGTATTTTAAATTAGCAATTGTATTCGCCTCATCACTAGAAAAACCTAATTTTTCTAAAGACTCCACATAGGTAGAAACAAGTGCCCCATGTCGAGCTTCATCTTCTGTCTTCTTTTTCGAAAAATACCACCAAGCTGATCCTGCTAGGCTTCCCACTACTACAAACAATACTATGATTAAAAAAGTATATGATGTTTTATATTTGTTGCCACAAGTTCGACAATGCGTATCAGCAGCTTTCATTGGTTTTTTACAAGATTTACAGTATTTAATACCCATACTCAGCGCTCCCAAATAATGCGATAAATCTTTCCATCAACCACAACTATTGTATAGCGCTGACCATTTACCGAATAAATATAGCTGACAGCTGCATGAGGCCATCCCTTACGGTCATGAATAATATGTTTGAAAAAAGACTCTGGATTTCCCAGAACATCTACCATACGAGCCTGAGTGCTTCCAATCTCTACAAACTCAGTACTGCCACGAATTGAGCTAATATCAGTTGAAGCATACAAACTTGTTGCAATACCCACCCCCAATACCATTGCTAAAATTAACTTTTTCATTCTCATGCCCTTATTTTGAGATATTTTTGAGCATCTTAACCGACTGGTCTAAATTATCGCAATGTGAAAGAACATCCGTGTTCACTTATATCTCTTTATTCTATGCATTCTTGTTCATATCTATCAGGTATTTCTCTGCCTGTGCATGAGTAATCGATATCAAACTGCATCTACAGCCTTCTTGCGGTCTGCTCCAATGCTCAACAGCATGTTCCTGAAATTCCTGATCAAGAATATTAAATACTTTGCTACTGAAACTTTTACAAGTTTCCGGGGTATGGTCATCAATGATGGGGACCCATAATAAGTAGCTTGAGTTCTTATCCTTGCTATGCTCATAAATATCTTTAACGACCAGACAGTTAAAAACAAACATCTGTCTATTTGCAAACCAGGACCGATAGTCACGACTGTTTTCCAGAAGTGTCCAGTTCACATGAGGTCGAATATGATCAGGGACTAAAGCAATATATCTTTCAGCAAATTTCTTGAATAAAATTCTATTACTTTTAAGCTTCTCATTATCAAGATGACTCAGGAGGTCTAGTATCTCATGCTTAAAAAACTTTGAGTCGGCACCGCATGCCACACCCATATTTATCAACTCTCTCTGCTCGTCACTGCTGAATGAGTTAAACCATTTCTTATATGCTGCTCTACTTTCCGCTGTTAATACTCTTTTCATGATTAAGCTCAAGTACACTTTTATAATACAGACTATTCTAGTCGGAAATGGTAAATTTAATTATGTGAAAATGTTACATAATTCACACTAATTCTTCTTTTAGTTCATCAATAAACTTCTTTAAATCTTTAGCAGATGCATGCTGAGCGGATCTCACTACACTGGTCAGCGCTGCAAGCTTGTTGCGGTAATCTTTTTGGGCTGATTTTAGATACTCACTGTAAGCACCATAAGTCATATTCATGATTTCGGTATGAGTGTGGCCAGCACTAACCAACAATTGAAATGAATCAAACCAGGTTGAATCATTTTCTTTTACTGCCTGCCTTTTATTACGGCGTTTAGGCTGATCTTCTTTAAAATAAGTACCGTTGACCTGCAGTACTGCTGATAAAACTTCTTTAAATTGCTGTTCCGATGTCGTGGCCAAATCAATCAAACTAGCTACTGGAAGCTTAGTGGCCAGACTGCATATACCCAGCACTTCAATTGAATGAGTCTTAAAAAGTTGAGTTAAAATTTCATCTGAATAATCTTTTCCCTTTAAGAAGCCTTTTACCTTTTCGACATGTACCGCCCATTGGTCAAAATCTTTCATCTGGATCTGGTGAACTTCAACATCATTCACTGTGATAGAGCGATTAGCTGCTAGAAAAAAATCATTCATGATGGAATCTCAAAATAAAGTTCAGGAAATAAAAAAGCACCCGAAGGTGCTTTTATTTTTTCAAAAAGAAACCACCCCGTAGGGTGGCTTATAAGGAACAATAAAGCTTTATCAATCTGATCTACTTAGCAATGCTTGGAAGAAATTCTTTCAAGACTTTGCTCTAATGAGAGTTTATTGCCAGAAACTATTGAATATAGGAAAACTAAGAAGAGAAATGGTGAGCAAGCAAAAAGAAGTAAACTTGCGTTAGAAGTTATATTCCGCACCATGTATCGAGATGCCTGGACATTAGCTTCCCAAATAGTTTCATTCAATACTTTTAAAGATCTTACACGTTTACCATGACCCTCGTACTCTTTAGATACTTTAAAATTAGCCAAATCATAAATCATTTCTACAGCAGTAACATTTTTTCCAAGTAAAGGACATACCTCGATAAAGTTTTTAGTTTCCTCTAAAAACTCTTTTTCAGAAACATTTAATGAGTTTGCATTTTTAATTTCAAAAATTTCAACTTCATGTTGAAGAAGAAGAATGTCATTTTCAAAAAGCTCATTACTTGTTTTTAAAATAACAGACTGATAAAAAAAATGAATTATAGCTAAAACTGCTAATACTATTAAAAGGATACTCATTATGATTCTCCTGTAGCTGCATTACTGATGCTATTATTTCTTAAGTCATTTTTCAGTTGCTCAATAATTGTATTTTGTTTCTGAATTTGAGCAGTGTAACGCTTACGAAAAGCCTTAATGTAGAGTGCTACAATAATTAAAGTAATAAAAAATAAAAAATAACCTGAAAATACATATTCTTTTAAATTTTGAAAAACTTCCATAGACAATTGACTTAAAGTCTCGGTTGGTAACCGAAACAAAAAAACAAGAGTAATAATAAACATACAAAAGAAAGGAAACTGCCCAGTGTTAATAGCCTGAACGCCAATATCTCTAAACGCTCTAGCCCATGAATAACTAGAGTCGCTTGAGGTACTAATAGCTTCGACATTACTCATAACCCACCAATTTCCCACAAAATGCTACTGCTAAAAATTTTGTAATTCTCAAACCCCTTATCTTTATCTTTTGATAAAAAGGTTTATGTGGGCATATTATGTGATTGTAGATAATGGGTCAATGAATTTTTGCTACCACATACAAAGGTAAATGGCTACCTCTTTTACCAATAGGTGCGTTAAATAATGTCGTAATATACCATCAATCAGCTATTTATCGTCAGATGAAACCAATATGAACTGTTTTCTCTTAAAGGTCAGAAACTTTCACAACTTAAGATGAAAAGAAAAGCCACCCCGAAGGTGGCATTGGTATTTATTCAAATAAACAAGGCTGAATCTGTCGATCCACATTGGCTATAGCTATCTGTAAGGTCTCGCGCTGTTTTTTCCACTCGGAAAGACCTTTTCCGCATGTACTAGCAATATCTTTTTCACATTCGGGTTTTGCATTTAAGGCTTCACGCTTTTGAATAAGTGTGAAGTAGTCGATTTGCAATAAGGCTCGAGCTTCAAAAACGCTTTCACTAATGCTTTTTAAATGCAATGACACGTGGACTATTTTTAATAGCGTCATCAGGAATGTGGCTTGCTGCTCGTCTAAGACCGCATATTCAGTAGCTTTAGCAAAACCACCTTGTGGTAGAGCCTCACCCTTTCGGATTTCAAATCTGATAGGGCTAAATTCTGCAAAATCCGGTCGGTACGTTCTGACTAATTTGATTACATCGCATGCTGCAATCCGAGACCTAATGCAATCTGCAAGGTTGTTGTCTGAGGCTGAGCATTTTTCACATCAACCAGTTTTACTGGGTTAAATTTCGCATTCATATAAATCTCCCTAAATAAAAACACATGCCTGAATGCAAATCAGATGGCATGTGCAGTTGATTTCCTGAATTTCAGGCATTAAAAAAGCCGACTTGTTAGGCCGGCTTCGCTTTAAAAAATATACTTCTCTGTCATCAGGACAGTAAATTACATAGGTTTGTATATGAGCCATATACAAGCCGATATGCTATAAACACAGGCACAAAAAAAGACGCTAATGCGCCCCTGTGCCTGTATTTGGTTGATTGATTAAGTTGCTGCAGGAATTGTCACGATGTGGCCATATAAACCTAATTTTGGATCTATGCCACGTTCTGTATCAGATAAAGCCTGACCCGAAATTTCATACTCACCCAGCTCTTCATGAATCAGAGGGAAAGTGGTTTCCGGTGACTTCTTGGTTCGCCATAAACGAACGGCCATGTGTTTGCCATTTGTCGTATTGATACCCTTAAAGAATAGTTCGTACTCTTCATCAAAATCATCTGCAAGTGAAGTATGAGTTACCGCACCTGTTTTATAGCTGGCCAGAATCGGCATGGTCAGATCAGCCACATCATGGAAAATCACAGTACCAAATACTTCATCCACTTTATATTTTGATGGATCAACTGTCTTGGCAGCACCACTAGTCGAGTCCTTAAATGAAACTTCTTTCAGGTTATAACCTTCCAGCTGTATTTCTTCACCCGCAACCACCGTTCCAAGGGAATCATCAGTCACCGTATTTGTAGCGACTTCAGTGTTAGTACCTGAAACGATATATTCCAGATTCTCTTTATTTACTTCTTCCAGTGTTCCATTGAAACTTACCGCTGTGGTATTCACCATAGTGAAGTCAGTTGTACGTTTACCTGATGTTGATTCTTGATGCTCGATCACATCAGCATCGATCTCTAGCTCAAAATCGGGCACATTACCAATATGACGCATGGCACCGGCAATGCCACTCGACAGCTTGGATAAGTAGAACTTACCCTGTAGAGAAATATATTCCTTAGCCATTACTTTTCATCCCCTGTGGTTTTCTTGGCTGAAGCAGCTGGCTTTGGTTCAGGGACTTCCTGAATTACACCGTCTGCGACTAATTTTTTGATTTGAGCATCATCCAGTCCACCGACGAACTCACCCTTTTTAAACCGGCCTACAGGTTGTAGTGCCGTATATTGTTTTACTGCCATGACTGGCTCCTAGATAAACATTTTGGATTCAAACACCAAAGTGATATAGACGCATGTTGGAGAGTAGTCCTCTTCAACTGCAATCAGGTTTAAAGGTCGTGCACTTGAAGCAGGCTGCCAACCTGATAATAATTTCAGGACTTGTTGAGTCAGTGCACCAGCACGATCCAGAACTGCAGAGCCATCATTAAGCTGTGCCGAAGCATGACGCTCAACCACCGTAACTTCCCATTGCTGGGCCAGCATGTTCATTGATGACTTTGCAACATCATCCAGCTTTCGGATACGGCGGTAATAGACCTGAGCATTTGGTGTAACCTGTGATAGCTCTGTAACAGTTGCAGAGTTAGCTGGGGTATAAATCTTTTTAAGACCTGAAATCCCAGTGAGTTTCTCTGCAATTTCATCGCGCACCGCAAAGAAGTTTTTATCGCTCATCAGTTAAATGCTCCACGATATCATTTAATACATCCTGCTCATCCTGTTCGGTCAAACCCAAAAATGGACGGGCTGGCATATTGATGATGTAAGCCTTACCCATAGATTCCTGCATGAAGTTAGAACGCGATTTACGGACAAATCTGTTACCTACCGTGCCATCACGTCCCTGACGAAAATAGGTACGACGCATTCTTGCTTCATGACGTATTTCACCACCGAAGTGATGAATTGCGCCATAAACCACGTCAGTACCAATTTCTACTCCACTCTGCAGCACATTATGAGTAATGGAATCCATCAGCCGTGAAGTCTTACGCAAAGTGGTACCGCCTTCACGTTTAACTCGGCCAGACAAACGCCATTTCCCTTCAAGTCCTTCGCCCTGCGTCCATCTATTACGGATATTGCTTACTATTGTTTGGCCAATCGTATCGAACAGTCTCTGTTGTGTTTCTTCAAAACCTGAAAGACGATGGAGTGCTTGCATTACTGCTGACTCACCATCAGCATCGATCTTTATTACAACACCAGCCATACCTCCTCCTTATTTAAATGAAGGCATCTTGTCTAGCGTTTCATCACCAAACACGCCCCCTACATAACTGGTTCCAATGGGCATTGTGGTAGGCCGGCCCTTAGGCTGATCATCTACAATTTCATTGGTTGCGGCCTGGATCTGTAGATGTGCTTTCTCGTCTTGTACCCGTTCAAGAAATTTAATCGCATCTTTATAACGGTTACGTACTTCTTCAGTGGGTTGCTGGTAATAAAGCCGGTAACGGGCAATATCACAGGCCATGCGGTTCAGATTACTGGGCACATTGGGAAGAGGCAGAGGATAACGGCCACCGATATAACCGTTAATCTCTTCTGCCGCATCCTGAAGTGCTTCATTGATAGAAACTGCTGCATCTGCATGCATCAGCTTTAGTTCTTCAATGTCATTAGCAAACCGCTTCACCATGTCTGCTTCTGTTGCGTACATAGATCACCTTACTTGGCTGTATCAGCACCCTGTTCAGCTGGCTTGTCACTAGCCTTAGACTTAGACGCTGGCTTGGCCTTTTCAAGCTCAGCCACCTTTGCCTTAAGTTCAGCAATTTCCTGCTCAGCCTTGGCTTTATCAGCAGCAGCTGTCTGATTGGCTTCAGTTAAAGTAGTATTTGCCGCTGTCAGCTCTGCATTGGCCTTTTCAAGCTCAGCCAAACGTGCAGCGGCACTATCTGCTTTAGGCTCTTCCGGCTCCTGATATTCTTCAATAGCCCCAGATGCTAAAAGGGCCTGAATACGTTTTGCTTCAAGCCCTTTGATTTCATCACCTGGCATAAAATGCCCGATGGATTGTTTTGCTGTGTACTTCGGCATTTAAGCCTCCTTATAGAGTAATGAAGCCGGTCCCACCAACTACGCCGTTCTTATTCGATGGAATGACCAGTGGAGCAGATTCGGTCATCAGCATAATGCCGCTTGGATCTTCACAGTACCATTGACGGTCAAAGTACTGCTGAGCCACACCATTGGCCAGCATATTTTTAATCTTACAGTGAGCCACCGAGCCATTGGTATCCGAGATCAGACTGAAATAGTCTTTCTCAATGAAACGGTTCACCTTACCCTTATGACGGTAGGTTGCATCGTAAACCCAGAATTCAATTCCATCAAAAGTGCCTTTCAATGTAGCAGTCTCACTTACGCCAAAGCTTGGTGTAACTGGTACAGAGATTCCAGCATAGGGCTTGATGAATTCATCCTTGAATTCTGAATTATTCCATAGAGCCGCCCAAACCGAACCCGACATGATAGCAAGCTTAGCTTCACCACCATCAGCGGCCAGTTGACGCTCTAGCATACGCTTAATGTCATCAACAGGCTTTGCTCCAGCTTCATTCCAAGGTGTTGCAGGAGTGAAAAGCAGAGACGCATCACGACGGTAATCCACCATGTTGTATTCATAATCATCTGAATGCAGCAGGTATTGACCATTTTTTAGAAGATTAATGGCCATCATCAAAACCGAGTTATCAATCGCATCATGGTTGCGTTTCATAACAGCGATTTGAGCAATTACCATTTTTTCCTGGTCAGAGAGCTGCTGGTTACCGGTAGAGATAATGCCAGCTGTACGCAGACGCTCCAGCAAAGCAAGCTCAAAGGTTTCTGCAGGTGTTACCTGATTTTTAGGTTTGTAATAAGCCGGCTTCACATGACGTACTTCACCGGATTGATCAGTATCAAAAGGTTTACCAGGTTGCTGTGGCGATACCAGTGGTGCCAAGTCGTGTTCAGCTGTTACTTCAGCTAGTGGTACGTAATCCCGAGCGAATATCGGGCGGTTTGGAAACAGGCGGTCCAGCAGCCATGTATCCATCGGACGGAAGTTGTTGTGAATGAGGGCAAGCTCACCCACATCCAGAAGTTCAAGCGGAGTACCGTCAATATTAAAAGACTGTGGCATGTTTATTACACCTTAGAAAGTTCGATTTTGTTTTTGGTTGCTTTGGCGCGGACAGCATCATATTTCGCCTTGTCCAGCAACGCCCCATTTAAAGACACGGCCTCAACGTTAAATACGCCGCCGTAGTACATTGGAATTTCAACCCCGTCAGCCGCTTTAATGGTTGCTTCAGCTGCGGTAACGTTCTGGCCACAGATCACATCCCAGGATGATTCATCTGCAGCATGAGTCAGTACATTGTCATCTGACAGCGACAGTAGATCGCCGTAATTGTAGGCGGTACCGGCAGTGACCTTGCCATTGGCACGGCGCAGCTTTTCATTGTCTAGCACCAACCGTTGGGAGGTGATGGTTAGCTTTGGAATAGTAATGCTCATGAATTATTTCCCCTTGTTTTGTTCGGCGAAGGCTTTTGCACCTGCTGTGAATTGATGCTCCTGATTACCGCCCGATCCGCCTTGTCCTTGCCCACCCTGGCCACCAGTAGCCTGATGATTAAACAGGTAGTTCAGTGCAGGATTTACAGCTGGTGTTTGTGGCTGTTGGCCAGCTGGTGGTGTTTGATTACCTGTCGAGAACTGTTTAAGTGTGCTGGCCATCAGCTCAAATGCATCGTCTGGCATAGCAGCGAACTTAGACTTCTCTTCGGTACTAAACTCTTTGCCCAGGTCTTTAGCCAAAGCATCGATTTCGGCATTACGTTTATCAGCGGCAAACTTTTTAATCTGTTCCTGCAAACCTGTAATGGTCTGCTCCTGCTCCTGGAGTTTTGCTTTTGCTTGTTCTAGGTCCACGTCTGTGTCCTCTGGTTGGTTGAAGTTTTTGGGTGAGTGACTAGCTGCCACGGCGTTGGTATTGTCATCTGCACCTAAAGCACAAAATGACACTTCACGGATACGGCCACCCCGAAAGATGGCAACAGGTGCCTGGAATGTCCTGCCATTCACAATGACTGAACCTTCTTTAACTTCTTCCACTGTAGTGGGATAAATCCGTACTGACATTTGCCATGGAAAGTCATCATCAGAGTCCTGGGCGACTTGAGTTCCGAATTCATTTGAAAGTAGATTGCCCTCAATTTTGAGGCCTTCTGTATGACTCACAGAATATGAGTTGATTGCTCCAGCTCTTTGACTGGTTCGATGCTCTAGCAATGCGGGGATACGGCCTTTGATCTGGATCGAATCAAGGTCAAACACCACCTTGTCCCAATACCAGTGGTCAGTAATTGCTTCACCGCTATAGGCAATACCCGAGAAGGTGCGCTTTTTTTTCCCTTCCTCTGGCTTGTCTACACTGACTTGGCCAAGCTGAAAGCAAAACTGATCTTGCTCCTGCTTAGCTTTTTCATTTGGATCTGGCATTTTTCATGCTCCATAAAAAAACCACCCCGAATGGAGTGGCTCAAATTAATTTCCTAAGTTTAGTTAATTAAGGCTTTCAGTGTATAAATCATCTGGCCATTTACTATTTCACTTGAAACTACCTGAAAAGATAGGTCTAAGGGAAACAGTACGCCTTGCCCGGCATTTAGCTTTTCCAGATCAATACCTAAACCTTTAGCATTCTCAATCTGAATTACGATGTTTGAGCCAGAACCTGCTAGCAGTAACGGCGCATCCAGTGTAATGACCTTACCTACCTCCAATGATGCAGCGTAGGCTAGTGAAGCTGATCCGGTCACTGTAGTTGCACTATTTGATGCTACTGCCTGTAGCCTGCCTAAATCCTCCTTCAACCAGCGTTTAAGCACTTCCTCAGCCAGAGTAACAGGTGGCTGCTTTAACTGCGCCGTAAGAGCTGAATCATTGCCCTGTACATAATCCAAGAAAGTACGAATCGCACTAGGTCGAATGCTTGGATCAAGTGGAATCACCGTATTGGCCACCACATCAAATAAGTCCCGAGTTTTATCATCCATCGGGGCAAATAAACTGGCCAGCTTTTTACTTGCTGTCCACTCGGCTTTGATGATCTCTTTCTGCTCCAGCAAAAATGCTTTATCCAGGTCAGAATCCAGAATCTTCTGGTCCACCAGACCAGATAGATCGCCATAGGTCATTGGACTGGTACTCCACCCCATTTCCTCAGCCACTTCCGGTAGCTGATCATCTGGGGTAATACCGTATTTTTCCGCTTGTTTTCAGTTAATGCAATCACTGTACAGCGACACATGAAGCCCCACGGCGGGTAATACATGAGCCAGAACGGATCATCGATATGACGAATAATACGGTTCAATGCCAGGTGACTTGGACGGACCCGGCTATCATCGATAGCTGAATACATCAGGTATGGTCGTTTGTCTCTATTGCGTTGCTGCTGTTGCCAGCGTCCATGACTATACGCCGTCTGAATATTGGTCCTAAAAACATTCTTGAGATAAGGCTCACTTAGCTTGATCTCATGTTCAGCGACCAGTTTCTTAAAGTCCTCAAATGTCGAGCCATCTGCAATAGCTTTGTTTACGGCGGCTATCACAGTCTGGATCTGTTCTATGCTCGATAAAAAACTGACCGTGGTGGCCAGTTGTCGTGTCTTGAGATCCAGAGAGTAAAACTCATCAGGCAATACGATTTTACGAGACCGGGCAAACTGTAAGGCCTCAAGAAATGTGACTGGTTGCATTGGCAGAATCCTTACTATAAACATGCCTTGCATTCAGCCAAAGCTTGAAATATTCATCACGAACATCAAAGTAATGGCCCAATTTCTTACGCTGATATATTGAGAATTCATCGAAAACTAGTCCACAATATTTGGTGCAAAACTCTTCAAATTCATCATATAACGTCTGAATATCTTCCATCACTTCCCTCGACTCGCCATCACATATCCCAGCACATCACCTGCATATAAAGCTCGTTCCAGATTCGCCGTGAACTGAGACTGGCTGGCCTCAGGCATAAGCTGCATCAGATTAAAGGCCAGTTCTTCTGGTGTTTCACTCTTCTGCAGAAGCTCATTTACCTGGGCATTGCTTAAGAGTTCCATGTTTCGCTGTGCATCAGTCAGCTCTTCTACTTCCTGCTGCTCAGGTGATAGCTTTCTGGTAGTTGCTGCAAAGCTAAAGGCTTTATGGGGTAATGCATTGAATTGCTGTATTGGAGTGATATCTGAAGCTACCCCAACCTTGAAATGCTCAGGCTTGATACCGTAGGTTTCAATGATGTACTTGTCATTAAACTGCACACCCAGATCCTTAAGCTTCAAGTCCCGCTCGACCACTTTGACATTGAGGTCCTGTTCACCACCTAGAATGATCGTATGCTTATCAAATCCATTGAGGATACAAAGAGCATCAATCAGTTCCTGGACTGTAGGTGAAATCATGCGTAAGTCAGAATTACGTTTATCCATCCGGACTTCATTGTGCACCACTCCAAGCGCCTTACTGCCACCTCCGTCATTCTCAGATGTCATTGTTTGACCAAGAACAACTTTCTGGACACGTCGGACCATGACTTTATCAAAAGCCTCAAATGCAGAAGCACCTGCACCAGAGAAGTTAGTTCCCACTGTAGTTACTTCATCTTCTGCAGGAATTGATAAGATCGATTGTGCATGAGCATTCAGTAAAGCAGCGGTCATCGCATCAATATCTTGCTGCTTACGATTCTGACCACCCACCTTACCGATTAATAACGGCGAACCAAATCGTTCCAGGAACTTCACCCAAAATTTAGTGGAGCTAGTTTTAAAGTACCAGATCCAATATAGCTTGGTGAGTAATGCTTCCCCATAAGGCTGCTTATAAGATGGTTTACGCCGTGTCAGAAAAAACTTGAGCGGATAAGTTTTAAATACATTTACTTCAGCACTGGACTGTGGCTTACGGAAGATCAGTTCACCATTATTTTTAGGCTCAAACCATTCCAGAGGCTTGACCATAATCTCGGCAAGAGTAAACCGGTTATTCTCATCAATCTTGTAGTTAGCTTCCAAGACTGAGTAACCGTAGGGACACGCTTCCCATGCACCCGATACAATTTCAAAATGCCATTTGGTGAAAAGCTCTTTTAAGAAACGAGTTTGTTCACCATGATCTTCTACGAACCGCCATGGCGCATTTAAAACTGCATCAAGCCGGGTTTCCATTGCCTGTGATATTTCATCATCCGTCATTAGGACCAAAAGACGTTGCCGAGAAAGTCCAGCTTTACGCAATACCTCATCCACATCAGCGGCTCGTCCCATAGCAAAAGCAAGATTCTCTACAGCTACACTGGTCATTAAGCCTGCTGATTTTGGCTTTGTCTCTTTCTGTTTGTTTTTGGATTTTGCCATATTAAAAACCTTGTTTAGAATCTGCGTGTACCACCTCCACCTGGTATTAATCGCGCAGGCGGCCTTATGTCACTAAAGCAAATCATGACACCGTCAGCGCGGTTCGGAGATAGTGCACCATCGGGTTGTTTATTCACTAAAATCTTGCCAGCACCATTCTTGCTATAGGTAGGCTGTGACAGTTCTCGTTTAAGTTGTTCAAGCTCTTGCTTGTTTATGTCTTTGGTTGACAGTGAAATAAGACTATCGGGGTCATACTGCATTCCCTGCAGGGCTCGATAAGTATTCTGAAACCTAAGACGCAATGACCACCACATCTGGGCTTTAAGATTGGCAAAGAAGTCTACGTTTTTACGTGCCTCAACCATTTCCTGTTCCGGATTGTATACTGCCCCTGATCCCTGAAACGGATTAGCTTCGATTTCTGGAATGCCTTTAGCTTTATTCAGCTCATTAATGACACGTGCATCACCACGCACACCAGCACCCAGACCATCCGCATCATAGAAAAACATATTCAGTTTTAAATCTTGGCATGCATCTATGGATTTTTGAGTGCTACCGAAAATATCATCACCAACACCAGACCAAGTATCCAAGTACTGCAGAACAATTCCGTGACGGGCAGCAAATGAGTTTTTATCCTTGCCTTGATCTGCTACATCCAGTGCACCATTACGCTCACCAGAAGGCTCTATACCAAGCTTTATGTGAGCATCAACAGCAGCCTGCACCCATGCAGATGGTATCAATACCCCCTCAACTGAAGCAGCGTAATCAATATCAACCTCTTGGGCTAAAACAATGTCATCCAGTGTGGCCAGTTGTTTTTCATACCACGGGTAAATCAGCTTGCCATTAAATTCGACCTGCCAGTTTTATCCGGATTATCACGCCAAGCCATAGTGAAAACGGCGTAACGGCCACTGAAACGATCCTGGTGAAACTTGTCACCAATACCATTCGGTGTTGATCCTTTAATATGGACATTGGTGTTTTGTGATATTGCCGCATCTACGGCTTCCTGACGTTCTACAAATGCCCACTCATCCAGAAAGTACATTGTGGTCCGTCCTCCACGGCCAATATTATCCCCTGCTTCACCGGTGACCGTTGCGCCGTTGTCTGGATTAATGATCCGCATGTAATTGTCATGCACTTTTCAAATAAAGCCCTTGGGCTTCATCCAGGTTGGCAGCTTGGAATACATATCCCTGAATTTATGAAGCAGTGTTTTTGGGTCACCCTTCTTGTCAACCAGATCCTCTTTACGGCTCCCCACACCACCTGCAAAGCCTTCTACAAATAACCACCGGTGCAAGTAAAAGCCCAATACAACATAGCTCATACCTTCATCACGGCTTTTTTCAATCAAGCCATGTGTCTGAGTACTTTCACGTTCAATTAACCAATCTACAAGTTCAACCTGACCGGGACGCAAAGCAAAAGGAATATTCGCTGGTAGGCCAAAAGGCATACCACGTGGATCATAAGTCCATACCCAATGGTTGAACCAGTGTGCCGGATCGTTTTTTGCATTTATAGATTTCAGCCTGGATACTTAATTCATTCTGCTCTATCAATATTCGGTAGTAATAACGCCGTGTCATTTCCTCAATAACATCCGGCAGACGTACATTGATTGTCCACTCTTTAATTAGTGGCGCTATATCTTCAATTGCATAAGTCATAACTTGCCATTAATTGCTAAACGCGAAAGCTCCTGAGCGGACAGTCCAGCGAGCTCATCTGGGGTGAATTGATGTGTTGATTTGGTTTCTTGCTGGATCGGGCCGCCGTCCTTACCGGTGATTTCTATTTTCTTTTTCATAATGGCCTTTAACGATCTTTTGAATTTGATCAATTAATTTAATGGCCAGCACCACGTTACTTTTTTTTGCCACCAATAAATCGCTCAAAATTTGTAATTGAACAATGTCATTAGCACCAATGATATTTTGTAGTGGTTGATCTAAATATTCCTGTCGGGCCACTTTAAATAGGTCGACGAACTCCTGAGCCAAGTCAGCTCCAGCTGCTTTAGTAGGGTCGTAATATTCCACCTGTTGAGGTGAAACATCCAGATTAAACTTTTCCTTGATGTCCTTCACTACTTCAGAGGGGGTCATAAACTGTGCAAGTGACCGAACTAT